CTTCCAGACTACATTGCTTGGCAGGTTGGGTGGTTCTTCTATAGAGATAAGTAAGCCCTTACTACCAGGCAACTCCTTCATGCTCTTGACAATGGAGGGTATGGCAGATGCGCCGTTGTTGTGACCGTAGACGGAAACAATGGTGAGTTGGTCATGAACCATACATGCCTATCCTTTTCAAGTAATCAGAAACATTTCTGCCAACAGCAATCTGTTCAGGGGTGTAGGACTCATGAGCAGCACTGACGGCACGGGTAATCTTTTGGGCAATGAGGCGAGGCTGAATCTGCTCGGCATAGGCAACAGCGGCAAGGGCAGAGGCAATCACCCTGTCATCTTTGCCACGACCAGGTGCGCCTATGAAGCCGCTTTCCCGCACGATGCCTTTCATTTCTTCAAGGGTGTCCATGCTGAGAATGCCCATCATGCCCCGCTCAAAATAATCTTTCATGTACTGCAACATGCGTTCCTTGCTGTTGCTGGTAGTCAGGTAGCCAATACTGTTGGAGAGGCCGCCAAGGGTGTCATTACGCCTCCAGATGTAGTTCTGCATACTGCCAAGCACATCCATCAAATCCCGCCCTGTAGCCCCGCCCATACTGCTTGCCAAGCGTTTGAGGTTACGCAATTCGTTGATGACGGCTTGCCCTGGGCCGTTGACCTCAAGATTCAGGGTTGAATTCTTGTATGCGCCAGCAAGGTGGGCGATGACCCACGCAAATTGGTAGGTGTTGAGTTCAGAAGTTGCAAACTCAGCTACTTGGTCAAGACCATCTGCGTAACAGCGGTACACCTGAATACAGAACCTGTCTGCCCAATCACTGCTGCCGTAGGCAGGGTCAGCACCAATCACGTAGTAGGCAGTGTCCACAGGCTCTTCCCATACCTTCAAAGTCCCCAAACGCTCTGTAGACTTCAGGACATCTGTGTCTTGGAAGAGTTGACCAAACGCATACCTGTAGTAATCACAGTCTGTCTTCTTACTCAGCTTGGCAGCCTCTGTACATCTGGTGTGTGAGAAGAAGGAAGTGCCCGTCATCACAAAGGCATAGTCTTCAGTGGGTGGAAACTCTTGATACATGAGTGCATCGTCTTTGATACCCTCGTACATCTTCCACCGCCACCACGCCATCTGACGAGAGTTGATTTCAAAGCCGTAGAGCTTCTTGATGTCCCTGTGCCATTCCTTCTCTTCACCTGTGAGCTTGCCATCCCAGTACACCTTGTAGATGTTGGAGTCGGCAGGGACTGAGTAGTATTCATTCCTCCACCAGCCGCAGAAGATGGCACGTTGTGTCTTTGCTTTCTTGGCAGTCTTGTACATGTCGTGGAACATGTTGAAGCCCTGAGCCGTACTTTCAAACATGTACAAGCGTTCAGGGTTCTTCTCAGCAAGAGAAGCTATCAGTGAGGCCAAGCCCTCTTCGTTACCCCAAGAAGCTGTCTCTGTGCCGTGAAGGTAAGTGATAGCCTTGCCTTGCCCCAAGCGAGACTTATTTCCTGCGATTTGGTAAAACAGTCTTGACCTGTTCTTGAGAACCATCTGGTTTCTATTGTGGGCCACCAACGGTATCTTGTATTCTTTGGGGAGTCCTTCGATGTACATAGCCAGAGTTGAACGGAACATGTCCCTGTTCTCCTCTGTATCAGCCACCAATGTTCCCTGCCACCCTGGATGCGTGAACTGCCAGTAGAGGTCGAGAGCGAGGGAAATAGTTGTGATACCAAGTTGCCTACCTTTGAGGATGACAAAGAAGTGAACGTCTTCATCTAGACCTTTCTGGATTTCATCCATCACGTAGGTTTGAGTACCCAACAGAGTACCCATCTTTTTCAAGCCTTCCTCTTTTGTCTCAATCTTGAGTTCAGAACAAAACTTGTAAAACTTCTTCAGGTCAAAGTTCATCTAATTTCCATTCAAGGATGACACCAGCAGCTTGCTTGTTTCTCACACAGTTGAGCAAGGTTTTGACATGGTGTTCGTCATACTTGGCTCTCCACTCTTCTACCAACTTCAACTTCTGCTTCTTGCTAGTGCAAGACAAGGCTTTCCAAATCTCCTTGCGAAAACGAATACGACTCTCCAGTAACGCCATCCTCGTAGCCAACTCTGTAGCCATACGCCACCGCCTTCTCCATCTCTATCGCCATCATGAGCATCCTGTTTTCTGTTTGGCAAAGGCGAGTAGCCAAGATGCGACACACATCCCGCAACTCATCCTCCGACAACCATAACAGTTCACTCATCCTTCGTATCCCGCCCATCTAAACAAGTACACGTACATCAACTGCTCCCACCTTTGTTCAGGGTAAGCCAAAGACCAGTTGTAAGCACACTCTGCTTGCCAGAGCCAGTAACGCTTGTTCACCTTTTTAGGCTCTCCCCAAATGTTGTACCTGACATAGCCACCAGCAGCCATTACTTAGTCCTCCACACCCTGACAGTGTCACCCTCAGTCTTGGCAGTAAACACCCATCCCAACCGCTTACCAGCCCTGTAGTTGGCATTCAGCACCTTAGCCCTGGCTTCCAGAGGAACACAGAAGCTATCCCCCACATCCATGTCCTCATACGGGTAGGCATACACCACCCTCATCTTGGGTGCAGGTACACCACTTTCAATACCAATCTCAGTAATCATCCTATCTACCCCTCTACAGATAACCACATACTACAGATAAAAAAAGGGTTAGTCAAGAAGTAACTCCTGACTAACCAAAGTAGGCAACCGCTGGAGCATTCGGGAACTAACAGTAACTGCAATATACACCAACACGGATGAAAGCTGTTTGGGGGAACTACCGCCATGACAGTAGCCAGCCATCACCGTATTGGAAAACCAACTCTACCTAAAATCCAAACAACCCTTTTATTTTGGAAACGGCTTCCTGACCCATAGAAGGGCTTTTCATCAAATGTTCTTGCATTGTAAATGGCGGCAAGTCTTTGGCATCAAACCTTTCCGTCCTAAACCCCGTAACTGACCTGTACGCCTCTGCTAGCTTTGGGTCACTGAAAAACACATGCTTAAACATAACAGGGTCTTTGGTTATGTCTTTGTTGGTCATCTGCTCTATAGAAGACAAGTCAGCTATGTATTCTTCCAAGTTTGTATCCTGCTTGAACAAGTAAGCAGGATTAACCTTGTAAGTCTTTCTTATGTAATCATCTAGCTTAGGGTTTTTACCCATCTGCTTCCTGATAGTCTCAGCATTGTCTCCCACAGACTTAGCCCCGTACAACTCCTGTAGATTGTCCTCAAACATACCTACCCTGTCTTTTCCATATTTCTTGGCCTTCATGCCAGTTACATGCTCTACCTCATGCGCTAACCCGTCAGCACCCATTGCTTTTGGCAACAACACGTTTATCTTGTCAGGCTCAGATGGCTTTACAAACCCAGTCATACCCCCTGACTTAGGAGTTATCAGTTCAGGTCTACCAACAACCTGAATGTCTTTGTTCAAAGCGGTAATGTCAGAAGGCTGTTTAGATATTAAATCTAGTATTTCTTTGTCCTGAGCACGTTTGTCAGCCATGTAAACCTCCATGCAAATAACCACAGTCTACCAAAAACACAATTTTTTTATGGGGGGCGGAAGGTGGGGGGCACACCATTCCAGACTTCACAACCCATCTTCTAGGCCACGTGGTTGCGCCTAGACTGAGAGAATGAGCGTCAAACCCTTTACCCGTAATAGGTGAGCGGGTAACGGGTAAGGCTTAATTGTCGTTGCAACGGGCGGTAAGTGACAAACCCCTTTTGTCCCTGATAAGTTACCCGTCATTGCATTAGATATACTATTACAAACACAATCTAGATTATATTTAGTGTACTACATATACTAACCCTAGTCTTACTACCGTTGTCCTTACTTTATTACTACAATATATACTGTATAGATATACATGAGGGTTATTCCTATACTATATAAATCAAGTACTTACAAGAGTTGGCACGATTCTATTATGTATATATATGTAAGCATCAAGAATTTGAGCTTATGTCAATCAATCAACTTTAGGAGTCTGTGACCATGATACGTTCACCATCAATCAAAGCCTTGAGGTCAATCTTTGGAGAGAATGCAAAGAGGGCTAAAGAATTGCTCACCATGACCAGAGGGCAGCTTATAAGCACTCCAGAGGGTAAAGCACGGGTTCATGAGTGCTACTACCCTCCGACTACTCAAGACATAAGAATGACCTGCTTGAACGCTTTAGGCGGCTTTCATGGCGTTGAAGGCTTTGATACAAAGCGGGGCGAGTGTATGTACCTGAATGCAGGGGATACTTACACTCCGACTCTGGTACGCTTTCAAGGCTCTTACCGCATTACTTCATGGGGCGATATCG